GTAAGGCGAACATCTGTTGTGTTAGATGTTTCAGCCCAAGACAATGCACCACCAGCTTCAGTGGTAGGGTACTTGCGTCCTGCGCCAGAAGCTACGGTAATCGAAAACCCGTTGATAAATGTGCCGTTTCCACCAGCAGTATCGCCAACGCTGAAAACCGCAGTAGCATTACCCATAGCTGTTGGGCAATCTAGCACAATATCAATAATTTGAGACTTTGCAGGAATAACTACGTCAGTGACGTTTGCAGCAGAAGCACCGCCTGCAAGAGAGCCAGTAGTAAAGGACTGTGCCATGACAACTTGGCCTGTGTTTTTAATATCAGAGCCTACGGTTGTTCCAGTAGTATCTTTGATTGTTCCTGCCAGAATTGGCCCGGAAAAAGTAGTTGTACCCATGTCTATCTCCTGTCGTGGGTTAAGTCAGACGCTATTTGCGCCTGTCAGGGATAAGCAAATAATACACAACAATCCAAAAAAAGAAAGGGGGCAGATGAACTGCCCCCAATCAAAACCAAACATTTGTTCGGGTTACGCTCCGGGTGAACCAAATACGCAACGTGGGTCCGAGAAACCAAATGAATAACGCTCACGCGCTTTAAAGCGCATGTTGCCTGTATCAAAATCTGCTTCCATGTTTGTACGCATGGGAGAACGCTCAAAGTGCTTGAAGCCATTTGGCGCGTCAGTTTTGATAAAGAACGCATCAGTATCGGTGAGGAAGTGGTTAATTGTATAACCCTCTGGCACCATACCCATGTTTTTTGTCGCGTTAATATCATTGTCAGCAGTGCCGGGACGCAAGGTCGATTCCAGCAGACGATCTGCAATGAACTGAAGCTGTGGTGGAATAATCAGCTTAGTGCCACGAAGGGCAATAATCATATTCCGCTCATCAACAAAGCCTGAAATGTCAATCAGAGCATTTTCAAGCGAAGTTTCATTGAGGTCAGCAGCAGTGGCTGGTTCGTTACGGAAAGTTCCGCCCTGTGCAAGTGGGTGTGCTGTCGAACAAAGTTCTACACCGTCACCGCCTGTGAATGCCGCGTTGAAAGCGTTGTTAAGAACTGCAGCAGCCTTAACTTGCTTAGAATGCGCCATAGAACGGGCAAGTGCCTTGGTGTAACGAGCGCCAAGACGATCATACAGATTGTCTTCAATCGCCTCTTCAGTCAAAGCGAATGCAAGAGCTACAGTTTCATGTGTGTAACGAGCGGTGTACGCTTCGTTAGCATCATCAAACGACACCCCTGATCCTTCACTTTTAGTAGGAGCATTGCCAAAACCTGAAAGCATAACTTCTTCTTCGAACGCACGATCTGACGATTCTGTGTCGAAAATTTCTGCATGCTCATTGTCGTAGCGGTTGTACTCCATGCCGAACAAAGCATTTAGGCCCGGCTCAAGCTCTTTGACAAGTTGTGAACGAGAAATAGCCATAACTTATCTCCTTTCTTATGCCAGACCTGCAGTGCCAGCACTGAACAGGTGGTTGTTGATTTTGACTATTACATTTGTATTAGCCGACGATACATCGTCATTCTCAGGGTCTTGAGAAATGTCGATAGCTTTCAGAGCCAAGGCTGCTGTGGTTGCACCTGTTGATACTGCAAGTTCCATGCTGGAAACACCGCTTGCGGTTCGTCCAACAGGGTTATTGTCTACAATATCAAAATTGCCAAACAAGTCGGCTACAGGCATTGCTGCATTCGCTTGAATTTCAAAGGTCGCACTTGGATCATCAATGACATTCGCAAAAATGTTTGTTCCAGTTGCGCTTGCAGGCCAATGGTTTGAGAATTTCACATCACCATTCGCATCCACATATTCACAGCCATTAAACACGCCCAAACACAAAGCATTGTCTCCTGCTGCAACGCGAGTAATTGTTCCATTTGTGTTGACTGTAACTAAGTCACCTTGGAAAATGTTCGTGTTGTAGCCAGAGGCAATACGATAACGGTTTTGTCTTTGTGAAGACAAACTCGTTTTTACTGGACGAAGGCCGAAAGGGGCGTCTTGATTCGCCATCTTACTTATCCTTCAGATTTATTCCGTGAGCCGAAGCTAACAGAAGATTTACGTTGTGGTGCCAGTTTTGGCATAAGGGCGTTGTTTTCCCGCATCCAATCGCGGTCAACAGCGTCCATTTGATTACTAGCCACTTGTGCAAAGTGTTGATTCCGCTGGTTTACCAATTCGGTAGGGATTCGGGCCAAAACCAATCCACCGACACCAATGGTGCCTGCGTTTCTTCCTTCGTCAATGACGGGGCCAACATAATCGGGGTACTCTTCAGCGCGAACAAGTTCCCATCCCTCTTGCCGTTTCTTATGAACGTTAGTCTTATCGTCGTATTCCATGACAGATTCACGAATCCATCTATGTTTATAACCTAGAGGTGGCTCTGGAGCATCCAAAGCTGAACCGGGTCGCCATTGTTGAACACGCTCTGCGTTTTCCCGTGATTCTGAATCACGCGCTGACCTAGTTGCCATGTTACTCACTCCTACTTTCTAGTTTCACAACCTCTTTCGCATAAACATCAAGAGGTATCCGCATTTTATTGGCAAATGCGACTTGCCCCGGCGTTAGTTCCACCGATCTTTTCCGCCCAGATTTTAATGACCGTCCGTTACCAGACGCAGGCGTAACAACTTGGGCGTTCTGTTGTTTGGCCTGAAACTTGTGAGGCATTTCCTTGCGGATACGCTTGTCTATTTCAGAATAATATTCATCAGTAGTAGGGTCGAACCCTTCCTCACCAACAATCTGATTGTGTATAGCAGTAGCCGCAGCCTTCATAACGTTGTCTTTTTCAAACCAATCGTTTTTAGACAACCACTTTTCCAACTTAGGGTCAGCCGCTTGTCTTTGCTGCTGTTGTGGTTGTTGCTGTCGTTGCTGCTGTTGCTCTGCCTCATACTGTCGTTGCTGTTCTTCACGCTTGGCCTTGGCAGTTTGCAGTCGAATGCGTTCCTTTTCGATAGCAACTTGTGACAATGCGGATTGCGCTTCAGCAACCTTTTCATAATCACCAGCTTCATGCGCTTCTGTCAAAGCGCGTTTGGCTTGCTGTTCCTGAGATACAACACGGCCCTCATACTCAGACCTATACCCTTGGTCTAACTGCTGAAGCCTAGCTTTCATTTGCTGGTTTTCTTGGTGAACTTGCTGTGCGTATTGAACTGCAGCTTCAGCCTCTTCTGTTGCAGCTTTACGCCGTGCAGTTAGCTGGTTAATGCGCTTCTTTACGCCTTCACTATAGCTTTCAAGTTCGTCATCGCCATCTGATGATTTACGAACTTTTGTTCGGGTTTCATCAGAATTACTGTCTGAATCAGCGGCTTCAACAGCAGATGATTCCTGATTGTCCTCTTCAAGTTCAATAGTAGTGCCGTTGAACTCTTCGTTTTCCATGCTTTCTTCAGCCATAGACATTTCCTTAGCTCCCTAACTTTCTATACATACGAAACATCTGTTGGGTCAAGTATTGTGGCTATAATATTGTCGTCATTTATGATTCTGACCTCAAGACCGTCCACTTTAAACCTATTCCCAGCATATCTTCCTATAAGAACCCAGTTTTTCTCCTGACAATAGGAGCCACTTGGGAACTTTTGTTCGTCTTTGTAGGCATCCGGGCCTAACTTAACTACATAAGCTGACACAGTAGCAAATGACTCCCGCTCTCTAGTTTGGTCAGGGATATACAAGCCACCTTTTGTTTTGGCGCTAGGGTAATACGGAATGATTAATATTCTATACCCAGTGGGCTGCGGTAAACGCTCAAGTACGGAAGGCTCAATGTTAGATGGATCTTCAACATTTTTATTATCCTCTTCAGTCCCTTGCGTTTTAAAAGCGTTTTCTATCGGTTTGGATAGTTTTGTTTTCCTAGCTGCTTTCGCAACATGGTCAGGAACATACAATTTTTTAGTCATCTTCTAACTCTATGCCTTTCATCGCGGTTTTAATTAAATCTTCGCAGTAGGTCATTCCGCGTATTTCGCCTACAAGATAACGGTACTCATCCCAAGATGAGGCCGAACCGTCCGCAACTCGGTCTTTCAACCTAGAATCACGCTCACGTATTTCTTTCAACAGATATTGTGCTAGATGTGCAGCGTCCATACTTGTCTCCCTGCACACATAGTATGCAATTATACGGGATACGCAAGTATTGTTAGTAAAAAGCTATAAAACCCCTATAAATCTTTGGGGTCTTGCTATTCTACTAAACTTTTTTAAATATCTTGGCTTTGTTCTTGGTGGTTTTTTTAACTGCTGGCTTGGAACTTTCTTTGATTTTAGGTGTTTCCGCAACAGTCTGTTTGGCTTCATTTTTAACCTCTGATGTAATTGCAGGTGAATGCTTTGCAGCCTTTATAACCTCTGCCATCTTTTGCCTTACTGAAGAACTCATATCATTTCCTATCTTCTATTTGCTTACGTTGTTGTGCAATCAAAATCTTTTGGCGTTCTAACTCTAAGAACTGCCTGTCTATTTCAGTCATTTCAGGAAAATCTACGATATTATCCTGTATTGGCTTTTGTTGCATTCATCACCGCAATTTCACGCTGCGTCCGTATCCTATCTTCTGCAATTCTGGTCTTATCCTCTAAGGCTGCTTCAGAAACATCAATGCGCTGTTGATTTACCAGAATGTCATTCTTTTCTTTCTCACGTTCTAACTCCTGCTTGGCTTCAAACTCTGAAGACTTGCGCTGCATATCAGCCGCTTTTAGCTGCAACTCTTGATTGCGTATGTCCACCAGTGGATCAGACTGCTGTGGCGGCTCTACAGCTTGCGCCATGCTTTCAACCATGTCTGCAATCATAACCGCAGCTATCTGGTCTATCTGTGGCTTAATTTGCTGCATCATCATTTGCATTTGTTCTGGGTTTTGTTGCACTTCAGGCGGTATTCTCTCCATAACCTGTGCCTGTGCCTGCTTTTCAGCCATAAGCCCTATATGCTCCTGTATGTGGCCCTGTAAGGCCACAATAGACGCAGGGTTAAGCTGCATGGCAGGCGTAGACATTACCGCCATATGAGCCTCTATGTGGGCCTGATGATCTTGCTCTGGAAATGCCTGCAGTGGAACGCCCATAAGCGCATTCTGGTTCTCTTTAGCAGCATTAGCAGGCGGGGGCGGTGGCGGTGGTGGTGGCAAAATAGCGTCAATGTTCGTAACGCCCAAAGCCTCGTACATCTTGCGATACGCCTGATACAGTCCCATAGGACCGCCGTGTATCTCAGGATTAGACTGCACCAACTGCAATTCGCTTTGCGCCAAAGCAATGCGCTGCGACATGGAAAAGATGTTCGGGTCTGAAACAGGCAAAACATCAATGCGTTCATCAAAGTCTTGCGCTTTTACTTCAGGCCCAACTTCTTTGGACACCATATAAGGATACGGCTGTAAGTCTTGCGAAAATATTTTCGACAAAAGTTTAAATTCTATCTTTTGCGAATAATGCAATCGCTTATGAATAGCGGACATAACCTTAGTGCCACGTTCCATAATCGCCATAGTGGTGCCAACGGGCGTTTCACCGCTCATCTCACCAACCTTCATGTCAGCCATAGATGCA